TCAAGGCGAAGGATTCGGACCAGCGCATTCTCAAGCGCGTGTTCCGCAATGGGGCCTCCATCACCTTCGTCGGGGCTAATTCGCCGGGCGGGTTTCGCCGCGTCACGGCGCGGATCGTGCTGTTCGATGAAGTGGACGGATACCCGGTCGGCGGCGCCGGCGACGAGGGCGACCAGATCGCGCTCGGCACGAAGCGGACGGAATCGTTCTGGAACAGGAAGATCGTCTTGGGCTCGACGCCGACGATCAAGGGGGAAAGCCGGATCGAAAAGGCGTTCGCGGAAAGCGACCAGCGGCGCTATCACGTCGCCTGCCCGCACTGCGGCGAGCGGCAGACCCTGAAATGGTCGAACCTGCGGTGGGACAAGGGCGAGAGCGGCGAGCACCGACCGGAGACGGCGCACTTCGTTTGCGAAGCCAATGGTTGCATCATCGAGGAGCACCACAAGCCGGCGATGATCGCCGGAGGGGAGTGGGTGGCTGAGCGGCCGTTCAACGGCATCGCCGGGTTTCACATCTGGTCAGCCTATTCGCTGTTCCCGAACGCGGCGTGGCGCTACATCGTCGAGGAGTTCTTGCGGGTCCGCAAAGACCCGTCACTGTTGAAGACATTCGTGAACCTCGTCCTTGGCGAGACGTGGCAGGAAGCGGCGGAGCAGATCGACCCGAACGCCTTCGGATCGCGGCTTGAGAATTACGACGACCAGACCCTTCCGACCGGCGTTGTCGCGGTCACGTTCGGCGTCGACACGCAAGCCGATCGGCTGGAAATCCAGTTCGTCGCATGGGGCCGCGGCGAGGAAAGCTGGCCGTGTCGCTATGAGGTGATCCGCGGCGATCCAGCGCAGCCACATGTCTGGTCATCGCTGGAAGCGATGATCGGCGAGCGGTTCGCGACGGAGGACGGACGGTCGCTGCGCGCGCGGGCCGGGTGCATCGACACGGGCGGCCATCACGCCGCGCAGGTTCTGTCGTTCTGTCGCACGCGACGTGCGCGCGGCGTCATGGCGATCAAGGGCGCGGCTGGTCCGCGACCGATCTGGCCGAAGCGCGCATCGCGCGGCGGCGCGAAGGGGGCGGAACAAGTCTTCATCGTCGGCGTCGACACCGCGAAGGACGCGATCTATGCGCGGCTGCGCATCACGAAGCCGGGGCCGGGGTTCGTTCACTTCCCGGCGGCGGACGGGTTCGACGACGCCTATTTCGAGCAACTGACCGCCGAGAAGGTGGTGACGCGCCATCGACAGGGCAGGCCCTATCGCGTGTGGGAACTGAAGAAGGCCGGGGCTCGCAACGAGGCGCTGGATACGTTCGTCTACGCGCTCGCCGCGCTGAAAGCGATGTCGCTGCGGCTCGATAGGATCATGGCCGGCCCTGTCGTTGATCCCGACGCGGGGCAGGATGTCGAGTCCGTCGTTGCATCGGCGGTCGATGTGTCGTCGCCGGGGCCGGCCATGATCGCCGCGGCGCAGGTCAGGAAGCCGGCGCGCCGGTCGGTTCGGTCCAACTACATGGGGCGCTGACATGGCGACGTATACGCAAGCGCAGATCGACGCGCTGCGGCGCGCCTATGCGCGCGGCGTGACCCGCGTCTCCTACGGCGACAAGACGGTCGAATACCGCTCGCTCGATGAAATGAAACGAGTCATCGCCGAGATGGATGGCGATGTGTCCGGGACGCCGCGCGCGCGACGTTTCTACACGACCACACAGGCGCACAAGGGGCTCTGACGCATGTCGATCCTGTCCCGCGTCGGCGCTGTGCTCGGGTTCCGCGCGCAGTATGACGCGGCGCGCGCGAAGCGTCGCCTCGCCGGCTGGAAAGCATCGACGGCCTCGGCCCGTGCGCTGATCGCCGCCGATGGCGGATTGATGCGCGCTCGCGCGCGCGACGTGATCCGCAATAACCCCTATGCGGCGTCGGCGGCGGACTCGTTCAAGGCGAATGTGATCGGGGTTGGCATCAAGCCGTCGTCGAAGATCGCGGACGCCGGCGTCCGGGCGGCCGTTCAGCAGACATGGCTCGACTGGACCGACGAAGCTGATGCGGACGCCGGTTGCGATTTCTACGGCCTTCAGGAACAGGTCGCGCTCGCACTATTCGAGGCCGGCGAGTGCTTCGTCAGGTTCCGCCAGCGCCGCCCCGGCGAGATGGAGACAGTCCCGCTCCAGGTGCAGCTTCTCGAAGCCGACATGCTCGATCTCGGCCTGAACAAGAAGGCTGACAACGGCAACACGATCGTCTCTGGCGTCGAGTTCGATTTCATCGGGCGGCGCGTTGCCTACCACTTCTTCCGCGAGCATCCCGGCGACGGCGTGACCGCGAAGCGCGATTGGGGCGCGGACGATCGCGTCGTCGTCCCCGCGTCCGAAGTGCTGCACATCGCCAATCGGAAACGCCCCGGTCAGGTGCGCGGCGTCCCGCTGATCGCGCCGTCGATCGTCAAGCTGTGGCTGCTCGATCAATACGACGATGCGGAACTCGACCGCAAAAAGACGGCGGCGATGTATGCCGGATTCATCACGACGCCTGATCCGGCCGAGTTCACAGACCCGGACGATGTGCAGGCCGATGCAGACGGCGCGGTGTCGCTCGAACCCGGATTGATGCAGTTCCTGAAGCCGGGCGAAGACGTGAAGTTCTCGACGCCGGCGGAGGTCGGCGGCTCCTATGAGGCTTTCCAGTATCGGACGATCCTCGCCGCGTTCGCTGGCCTCGGCGTGCCCTACGCCTTCGGAACGGGCGACCTCAAGCGGTCCAACTATTCCAGCCTGCGCGGGGCGATCGTCGAATATCGGCGCCGGATCGAGCAGGTGCAGCACAACATCATCGTGTTCCAGATGTGCCGCCCGATCTGGCGGCGCTGGTTCGCCGATGGCGTGCTGTCCGGTGCGCTGAGTGTTCCGGGCTTCTCGGATCATCCCGTGGCGGCGATGCGCGTCAAATGGGTGACGCCGCGCTTCGACTGGGTCGACCCTTTGAAGGATGTGAATGCCGAAATCGCGGCGGTGAACGCCGGCTTCAAGTCGCGCTCCGACGTGATCGAGGCGCAGGGCGAGGACGCCGAGGAAGTCGACGCGCGGATCGCCGCTGACAGGGCGCGTGAAGCTGCGCTCGGCCTGTCTTTCGACACGACGGCGGCGCCCCCGCAGGCAATCCCCCCGGATCAGGTCGACCCCGCTGACCTGCCCGACACCATAGACGCCGCTGCGGCGGCCTGAGGGTCCAAGACATGCGGAAATGGTATTCGATGCGCGGCGACACCGGCGCACGCAAGGCCGAGATCACGCTCTATGGCGATATCGGTGCGTCGTTCTGGGGTGAGGATACGGTCGACGCGAAGTCGTTCCTCGCCGACTTGAAGGCGCTCGGCGAAGTCGATGAAATCACGCTGCGCGTCAATTCGCCCGGCGGCGATGTATTCGACGGACTGGCGATCCACAACCAGCTTGCCGCGCATCCCGCGCGCATCTTGGCGCAGGTCGATGGCCTCGCGGCGTCGGCCGCATCGCTGGTGATCATGGCTGCGGATGAAATCGTGGCGCCGGAAAACGCCTTCCTGCTCGTGCATGAACCGCGAGGCGGCGCGTTCGGAACAGCCGACGTGATGATCGCGCTCGCCGCCGACCTCGAACGGATGACCGACACCTTCGCCGCGACCTACGCGAAGCGATCCGGGCAGGAAGCGGACGCCGTCAAGGCGCTGATGAAGGAAGACCGCCTGATGGACGCGGCCGAGGCCAAAGCCCTCGGCTATGTCGACCGGATCGTCGAGCCGGTCAGGATGGCCGCGAACTATTCGCTCGATCGCCTCCCGGCGGCCGCTCGCGATCGTCTGGCGGCGGTGATGGCTGCTCCGACCGAACCGGAGAAGCCGGCCGTGCCGTCGCCCGAGCCGGACGCGAGCAACGTCGTCGACCTCGATGCGGTGCGCGCCGAGGCGCGCAAGGGCGCCGCGGCCGAAGCCTATGGCGCAGCGGCCGCCGTCGCGCATCTCTGCGCCAAGGCTGGCGAGCCGGAGATGGCCGCCGATCTGATCTCCAAGTGCATGAGTGTGGAGGACGCCGGCAAAGCAATCATCGCGGCGCGCGCCGCGCGTGACGAAGCCGCGGCCATTCGCAACATCCGCAAGGATGCTCCGGCGACCCATCCGACCAAGTCCTCGATCGCCACGGCCGTCGAGAAGTTCAATTCGAACGTCCGGTGACGGGCTGACGAAAGCTGCCAACCAAGGAGGTTTGTCATGGCAGTGCTCACCGAAACTCGTCACGCGGGCGAGTTCGTCCTTTCCGAAGGCAACGGCAACATCTCGCGCGACAACATCGTGATCGTGTCCGGCGCCGGCGTCGTGCGCGCCGGGACCGTGCTGGGCAAGATCACGGCGAGCGGCAAGTATACGCCGTCGCCCCACACTGGCGCCGATGGCTCGCAGACTGCGGTCGCGATCAATCTCTACGAGGTCGATGCGACCAGCGCCGACGCGGCGGTCTCCGCGATCATGCGCGACGCCGAGGTCAACGCGAACATCCTCGCCTATGCCGCCAGCGTCGACGACGGGGCCAAGAAGGCGACGAAGGCGACGCAGCTCGCCGCCGTCAACATCATCGTCCGCTGACGCGCGCGCGCTGAAAGGAACTCTCCAAATGCTCGACATCTTCAAGTCGGACGCCTTCTCCGTCGTGTCGCTGACCGATGCGGTGCAGAAGCTCAAGTTCGTCCCCGGTCGCCTCACGGAAATGGGGCTGTTCACCGAAACCTCGATCGCGTCGACCACGGTCTCGATCGAGGAGTCGGACGGCGTGCTCAAGCTCGTCGCGCCGACGCCGCGTGGCGGCCCCGGCGTGACCATGGACAAGGCCAAGCGCGCGATGCGCTCGATCGCCGTCCCCCATTTCGAGATCAACGACGCCGTGATGGCGGAGGAGGTCCAGGGCATTCGCGCCTTCGGGTCCGAGACGGAACTGGATCAGGTCTCGGCCAAGGTCATCTCGCGTCTCGGCGAGGCCCGGCAGTCGCTGAAGTCGACGCTCGAATATGCGCGCGTCGGCGCCGTGATCGGCGTCGTCACCTATGCCGATACGACCACGCTCGATCTGTTCTCGACGTTCGGCGTGTCGCAAGACGCCGAAATCGACTTCGATCTCGACAACGCGACGCCGGCGGCGGGCGTGCTGCGCAAGAAATGCGCCGGCGTGCTGCGGCAGGTCGCGGGCAACCTCGACGGCGTTCCTGTCTCCGGGCTGCGCGCGATCTGCGGCGACGCATTCTTCGATGACCTGATCGCGCACACCGAGGTTCGCGCCACCTACCTCAACCAGGTGCAGGCGGCGGAGCTGCGCGGCGGCTATGTCAACGCCGGGATGTCCTACGGCTCGTTCGAGTTCGGCGGGATCGTGTGGGAGAACTACCGCGGCTCGGTCGGCGGGACGACCTTCGTCAATACCGACAAGTGCCACATCTACCCCGTGGGCGTCCCCGGCCTGTTCCGCACGGTCTACGCGCCGGCGGATTATGTCGAGACCGTCAACACGCTCGGTCGCGACATGTATGTGAAGCAGTATGAGATGCCGAATGGAAAGGGTATCCATCTGGATTCGCAGATGAACGCCCTCAACTACTGCACGCGCCCGAAGGCTCTGATCAAGGGCAAGCGGACCTGACCTGTGTCCGCGTGGCTGGAAATGGCTGACGACATGCTGGGGACGTGCGTCGACACGTTCGAGCATGTCGTCACCATCTCCCCGCTCAAGTCCATCGGGTTCGGCGCGGCGTCCTATCAGGCGCGCGGCGTCTATTCCGAGCGCCCGGTCGACGTGCAGACCGAAGACGGCGCAATCCTGTCGACGACAACGCGGACGCTCGGCGTGCGGCTGTCCGAATTCACGACGACGCCTGTCGCCGGCGATCAGGTGACGATCGACGGGGTGACCTACGTCATCGACGACGCCGACGACGACGGTCAGGGCGGCACGGTCTGGACCCTCAAGGAACTGCGCCCGTGACGCGCGCGACGGTGATCCGAGACGCCATTGCGGATCGCATCGAGGCGAAGGGTTGGTTCATCAAGGTCCAGCGCGAGCAAATGCCGACCTTGCAGCCGGCCGACCTGCCGCTCGCGCAGGTCTACATCATGCAGGAAAGCATGACGCCTGACGGCGACTCGAATGTCGGCGCTCCCGGCTTCGTCGCCGAGACGGTGATCGGCGTGTCCGTGCTGCGCGGCTTCGACGATCCGAAGACGATGGCCGGCCGGATCGATCTCGACTGCGACGAAATCGAAACCGCGCTTCTGACCGATCCGACATTCGTCTCGCTTGGCGCGGACGCCCTTTTCGAGAGCGTCGAGCGGATCACGCGCCGGCGGCTCTTTCCGAAGGACGGCGAGGCGTATTTCGCCGAGGTGCGGATCGAGTTCACGTTCTTGCATCGCGTCGTGTTCGAGCCCGTCGTCGATGACGACTACACCGGAGCGACGGTGACGGCCAAGCCGCTCGGCTTCGATGCGGACGCGCCCTACACGAAATTCACGATCGACCCGCCCGCGACCTGACGAAGGCACCCCCGACATGACGATGAAAATTCACGTCCGCCCCGCTGCGGGGGCGGCGGCTGTGCACGCGCATCCGATCGATGGCGCGATGCCCGCGACCGCCGACGATGCCGGCATGTGGGCCATGTGGACCGCCGATCAATTCACGTTCGGCCTGATCCGGGACGGCGCGATCGAGCGCGTCCCGGACGCCGCGCCGGCCGCTCCCGCCTCTTTTCCCTCTCCCAAGGCGCGCACGAGCGCCGATGCTGCGGCGTAACGCGACATGACCGTTCCGTTCGTCAACATTCCCGCCAACTGGCGCATGCCGCTGTGGTGGGGCGAGGTCGATCCGTTGCGCGCCGGCACGCCGACCTTTCTCCAGCCCGCGCTTCTGATCGGCATCCGCAACACGGGCGAAGGCACGGCGGCGAACAACGCCATCGTCGCGATCGGCTCGGCTGACGCCGCTGACGCCTATTGGGGCAAGGGCTCGATGCTCGCCCGCATGGCGCGCGTCTTCCTCGCCGGCAATGCGACGCAGCTTCTCTACGGCTGCGGCGTCGCCGAGCCGGCGGCGGGCGTGAAGGCGACGGGGACGATCACGGTGTCTTCGGCGCCGACCGCGGCCGGAACGCTCAACCTCTACATCGCGGGCCAGCGCGTGCAGGTCGCCATCGCCGCGACCGACACGGCGAACGGCGTCGCGACCAAGATCAAGGCCGCGCTCGATCTCGCCACCGATCTGCCCGTCGTGGCGACCGTGGCGACCAACGTCGTGACGCTGACCTGCCGCTGGAAAGGCGCGTCCGGCAACGACATCAAGCTCCAGGACAACATCCTCGGGCTCGATGGCGGCGAGTCGATGCCGACCGGCCTCGCGCTCACCTATGTGGCGATGGCGAGTGGCACGGCGGCGCCCGATCTGTCCGGCGCGCTGCTGGCGATGGGCGACGACGACTACAAGTTCACCGCGCTCCCCTTCGCCGACACCACGTCGCTCGATCTGTTCGCGACCGAATACGGGTTCGGCGACACCGGGCGGTGGGGCTTCATCCGCCAGCTTTACGGCGCCGTCTACACGGCGGTGCGCGACACCTATGCGAATCTCGTGACACTCGGCCCGGCGCGCAACGATCCGGTAATCTCCCGCATGGCGATCGAACCGGACTGTCCGTCGCCGACGTGGGAGGTTGCGGCTGCCTACGCGGCGCAGGCCGCGAAGGGCTTCACCAACGACCCGGCCCGGCCGCTTCAGACCCTCGCGCTGGCCGGCGTCATGGCTGCGGCGCGCGGCGCGCGTTTCACCACGACGCAGTGCAACAGCCTCGCCGGGCTCGGCCTCGCGACGCAGTTCGTCAACGCCGATCGCAAGATGGCGATCCGGCGCGAGACGACGAACTACCAGAAGAACTCGCTGAACGTCGCCGACGACGCATACACCGACCTGACGACGCTCTACACGCTCTCGACGCTGTTCGAGCGCCAGCGTCAGGCCATCACGTCGAAGTTCCCGCGCCACAAGCTGGCGAACGACGGGACTCGGTTTGGCCCCGGCGCGGCGATCGTCACTCCGAAGATCATCAAGGGCGAACTGATCGCGCAGTATGCGGCCGACGAATACAACGGCCTCGTCGAGGATGCGCGCGCCTTCGCGAAGAACCTGATCGTGGTGCGCGACGGGACGAACCCGAACCGGGTCAACGTCCTCTACCCGCCCGATCTGATCAACCAGCTCCGGGTCTTCGCCGTGCTCGCGCAGTTCCGCCTGCAATACGACCGCACGCCCGTTGCGGCGTGACGACGCCAACCCCCTGACCGCCACACTTACCCGCCTCTGGCGGGTTTTTTGTTGAAGGAACACTGCAATGGCTCAGAGGATCGCCGGCGTCTGCTACGTCAAGGTGGACGGCGCCCAACTCGCGGCGCGCGGCAACTGGATGGTGAACCCGCTCACCATCAAGCGCGCCGGCATCGCCGGGCAGGACGGGATTCACGGCTACTCGGAAGAGCCGAGCGTCCCGTTCATCGAGGGCGACGTGTCGACCATGGTCGAGGGGCGGGTCGAAGACCTGACCACGGTCACGGAAGCTACGGTGCAAATCGATCTCGCCAACGGCACGTCCTACGTGCTGCGCGAGGCGTGGTTCTCGGGAGACCTTTCGATCAATGCCAAGGAGGGCTCCTACAAGGTGCGCTTCGAGGGCGTCGATTGCGTCGAGTATGTGTGAGGCGTGACGCATGGCTGAGCCCGACAAGAAGCCAACCGAAGAGCCGGCGCTGATCTATCCGCTCACGACGCCGATCCGCGCCTATGGCGAGGATGTCACGGAACTGCGCCTGCGCAAGCCGCGCGCGCGGGACGTGTTCGAGACAGGGTCCATGCCCGTCTCGATCAACCCGCTCGGCGCGTCGTCGGAGGAGCAGTTCGTCGTCGACTGGCGGCGGCTCCCGCAGTTTCTGTCCCGCCTCGCCGGCGTCCCGGCGCAATCGCTGGACGATTGCGACCCGTCCGACATCGCCGGCCTCGTCCTGAGGATGGTGAACGCGGGTTTTTTTCTGCCGAAGTGACGGGCGACATCGACGCGGCGATCCAGTTGGGGCTCGTGTTCAAGACATCGCCCGTCCCGTTCTTCGACATGCCGCATGACCAGTTGCGGTTTCTGCTCGAACGCACGCTCGACGTGACGCGGCGCGCCAATCCTGATCGGGGCGAGTGATGGCCGACGACACCCTCAGGATGCGGGCGCAGGTCGTCGACGAATTCTCGTCGCCGCTGCGCAAGCTCAAGAGCGAACTCGCCAGCGTCAAGCCGCCGGCCGATCTGACCCGCATCCGCGACGGGCTCAAAGGGCTGGAGCAGCACTCTCTGGCGGCGGGGCGCGCGATCCGCGATGGCGTCGGCGCGGCGCTGAGCGGGATCGGGATTTCCGCGATCGGCGTGACGGCTGCGATCGGCGGCGCGGCTGCGGCGCTGAAAAACTTCGCGACCGGCACGGCGGAGCTTCGACACTTCTCGGTCGAGGTCGGCCTGTCGGTCAATCGCCTGCGCGAATTGCAGGCGCTCGGCCAGCGGTTCGGCGTCGACGAAAACTCGATGCTCGGCGGGCTCAAGAAGTTCTCGAACGAACTGTTCGACATCCGTCGCCGGCGCGGGGCAGCTTACGAGGAATTGCTGAAAGCCGGGCCGGGCGGCGCGGAACTCGCCGAGCGTCTTGTCGGCTCCAAGAGCGTCGAGGAAGCTGTTGGTCGCGCGCTCGGGTTCCTGGAGCGCATCCCCAACGCGGTGCAGCGCCAGCGGCTTGCCGAAACGCTGTTCGGCAACGGCATGTTCGGCCGGCTCGGCGAAGGCGGGCCGGGGTCCATCGCGAAGTTGATGGAAGAGATCGGGAAGGCGATCGGCAAGACCACGGGCGAAGGCGTCGAGGCCGCACGGAAATTCGAGGAGCAGTTCGCGCGGCTCCGCGAGACGCTTGAGGGCATCCGCAATTCTGTCGGCTCAGCAGCGCTTGCGCCAATGACTGAGGCGCTGAAAGAGGCGGGGAAGCTGCTCAAGGAGATAGACGCTCGCGAACTTGGAAAGCTGATGGCCAATCTGATGACCGGTTCAGCGCAGTTTGCGAAGGACCTGTCCGGGGCCGCCAAGGACATCAACTTCATCGTCGAGAAGCTGAGCGCTCTGACGGCTTTCCTGAACAACCCTCGCGAGTTTATCAAGAACTCGCCGACGTGGCAGAGCGCGGGCGACCCGAAATTGATTCCTGAGCTTGAGGCCAGGAAGGCCGAGCTTGAAAAGAAGATCGCAGCCGCGAAGGAGCAGAACATCCCCGGCTCTGCCGCCGCGATGACGATGCAACTCAAGCAGATCGAAGAGCATCTGCGCCGCTTGCGGGAGCAGGCGGAGCGAGGCGGCGCGCAGGTGCAGCAGCAATCGTTCGGCGGCGGCGGGGGCTATGCCGGCCTGATCCACAACGCCAGCCTTGGCGGCGGATTCAGCGGGGGCGGATTCTCGCGCGGCGCGCCGATGTATCGGCCGCCGGCGAGCGTGATGCCGGAGCGGAACGCGCCGATGATTGGCGGCGGCGCTGGCGGCGCTGTCTCGCCGGGCGCCGGGACGCCGGGCTACAATGCCCGCGAGGCGGCGCTGGAGGCCAAGCGCGCGGAGTTGGAAAAGCGCGTCGAAGCGTATCGCCAGAAGGGCGACAAGGCGTCAGAGATCGGCGCGCAGTCGAAGCTGGACCAGATCGTCGAGGAACTGCGCAAGTTGCGCGAAGGCGCCGAGCGCGGCGCGCAGGTGCAGCAGCAGTCGTTCGGCGGGACGGGCTATGGCGGGCTGATCCACAACGCCAGCTATGGAGGCGGGTTCGGCGGCGGCGGCGGCTTCTCGCGCGGCGCGCCGATGTATCGCCCGCCGGCGGGCGTCGCGCCGGAACGGAACGCGCCGATGGTCGGCGGCGGCGCCGTGTCGCCGCGCGCACCTGGTGGCGGTCGATCCAGGGCCGGAGAAGGTCCAATCGCGTCTGACGGGTCCATTCCGGCGGAAGGCCGCGCGCTTCTCGACGTGATCGCGTCGAGCGAGTCGGGCGGCAAAAACGCCTACCGCAAGATGTATGGCGGCGGGCTGTTCGACAGCTTCGCCGATCACCCGCGCATCCGCCACCTGATCCGCTCCGGCCCGAACGCCGGACGCACGTCGAGTGCGGCGGGCCGGTATCAGTTCCTCACCGGAACATGGGACCGGATGGCCAAGAAGCTCGGCTTGTCCGACTTCTCGCCCGCCAGTCAGGACAAGGCGGCGTGGCAACTCGCGGTCGAAGCATACCGCCGCAACACGGGCGGCGATCTCTCGGCGGCGCTCAAGAGCCGTGATCCTGCCGTGCTGGCCGGCGTCGGCCGCGCGCTGCGCGGCGAGTGGACCTCGCTGCCGGGCGGAATCGAGCAAGGTCAAGGCACGAGCGCCTTCCTGAGCCGCTACAACATGGCCCTGACGCGCCAGCGCGCCTTGGCCGATGCGGCGCCGTCATCGAATGGCTCGGCCCGGATCGGCGACGACCTGATGCGGCGGAACTTCCCGGCGCAGAAGGTCGAGGGCAACGCCAGCCTGCACATCCAGTTGGAAGGCTTCCCGCGCGGCACGAAGGCGACGCCCGACGCGAGCGGCATGTTCAAGACGATCGAACTGGACCGCGGCCGGCAGATGAGCGGGATTGACGTTTAGCGGGGGTGTGGTTTCCTTCTCTGGCTCGTGAGGGCCGAAAGATGGAACTAGTTGCAATCGCTATCAGCCTCTATTTCGTCCCGTCCATAGTCGCGATGATGCGCCGGCACAGGAATGCTGGCGCAATTTTTCTGACGAATCTGCTTCTTGGCTGGACGCTTTTTGGATGGGTCGTCGCGCTGATATGGTCGGCGACGGCGAATACGGCCGATCCGCGCGATAAGAGCGCACCGCCAGTCGGGCTTCTCGGCGTGATGGAGCGCCGCAGGGCAGCGCGCATCGATCAAGAGGCGTGGGGCAGGCGGCAATCTGGCGGGCTGTCTGGTCTCGACGATGTATCGCCGATCGGCTCAGCTCGCCGGAGAGGCGACGCGGACCAGTAGAGGCAAGCGATGGCAGACGACTGGAAACGCAATCTGCGGCCGTCGTCGTTCCGGGGTGTCGAGTTTTTTGTCGACACGGCGGCTCGCGCCGGCGGGCGCCGGCAGTCGGTGTTCGAATTCCCGAAAAAGGATGTGCCCTACGCGGAGGACATGGGCCGCCGCGCCCGGCGCTTCCCCGTCACGGCCTATCTGATCGGCGACGACTACCAGTCCCGCCGGGACGCGCTGATCGCGGCGCTGGAGCAAGAAGGGCCTGGCGTCCTCGTCCACTACACGTTCGGGACGCATCGCGTCTCGCTCGACACCTACACGATTTCCGAGCGCCGCGAGCGCGGCCGGATGTGCGAAATCGAAATGCAGTTCGTCGAGGCTGGCCAGCCGCCGTCGCGGTCTATCGTCGCCGACACGCAATCGCAGGCCAAGTCGGCGGCGAAGGCGGCCGGCGAGGAATCGGCCAAGGCCGCTGACGCCAAGGCCAGGGCCGATGACGGGGTGATCGCGGTATGAGGCGCGCCGATCTCGACGAAGCCATGGGCGTCTGGCGCGCCGTGGTCGAGGCCGTCGCGTCCGCGCCGGTCGATCGCACCACGACGGAAGCGGCCGACCTTCGCCGGGCGTGCGGCGCCGCGCTCGCGAACGGGCGCTACGCGATCCAGACCTATGCGTTCGGCGCGATGCTGCGGGCGTGCTTCGACGCGGCGGGCCTCGCCGGCGCTCCGGCCGAGTTCTTCGCGCGCGTCCGCCTGACCGTCGAGGCCATGGCGCCGGCCTCGCGCATCGCCGAAACGGTTGCTACCCTCGCGCTGCGGCTCTGCCTTGCCGCCGAGAGCGCGGCGCTGGCGGACAAGACCTTCACGAGCCGGGCCGAGGTGGAGGCCGCGCTGGATCGCATCCGGGCGGCGTTCGAGGCGGCGATCGACTACGCCATGGCGCAGCGCGAGGGGCCGGCGTTTCGGGCGCTCTCGGCGCTCTATGCGGCCGTCACGCGCGACCTGACCGAGCGGTCGCGAAAGATGCCTCGCATGGCGCCCTACGCTGTCGGCGCGCCCATGCCGTCTCTCGCTCTCGCGCACCGGCTCTATGCCGACGCGGGCCGGGCCGGGGAGCTCGCCGCCGAGAACGCCGTGGTGCATCCCCTGTTCATGCCGGCCGAGGGCCGGGCGCTGACGTTCTGAGCCATGCCCGATCCGGCGGAATTCTGCGAAGTCGTCGCGAACGGCCAGCGGCTTCGCGGATGGACCCATGTCGAGGTGGCGCGCGAGTTCGGCGCCGCGGCGACGGAATTCAAACTGACGGCGGCCGATGCCGACGCGGCCGGGCTCGCGGATGCTGCGTCTCGCCTCCCGGCCGGGACAGAGGTCCAGATCGTCTTGGCCGGGACGCAGGTCGCCAACGGGCTGATCTATGTCCGTCAGGGCGCGATGAACCCGCGCAGCCGGTCCTTGATGGTGCAGGGGCTTTCGCGGACGGCGGAACTCGTCATCGCCTCGCACATCGCGAAGGGCGGGCAATACAAGGGCTATTCGTTCGAACAGATCGCCAACGCCGTCACAGCGCCATTCGGCATCAAATTCCAGTGGGCCGCCATGCCGGCCGACGCGGCCAAGCCGTTTCGCGATCCGCAGGTGTTCATCGGCGAGACGGCTTTCTCGTTTTTGGAGCGCCTTGCGCGCCAGCGGGGAATCAAGCTGCACGACAACGAACACGGCAACCTCATCGGCGATGACCCGGCGCAGGGCGGCGGCCAGACCTCGACCTTGGAGGAAGGCAAGAACATCTGGAGCATCGTCACCGTCACCCGCGACGACACGGTGTTCTCGCGTCTCGACGCGATTGGACAGCAGAAAGGCGATGACAACGTGTTCGGAAAGTCTGCGTCGCAGGTTCGCGCGACCGCGACAGACCCGGCCGTGCAGCGTTACCGGCCCTTGATGATCATCGCGGAAGAGCCCTCCAATCAGGCCGATCTTCAATCCCGCGTCAATCGCGAGATCGAGGAGCGACGTTGGACCGCCGTGCAAGTGCAAGCGACGGTGCAGGGCTGGATCAAGCCGGGCGGCGGGCTCTG